GTGAACATGTCATAAGTAAATGGCTTTCCATCTTTGCCAGGGTCGCCTTTAAGACCGTTAACTCCATCTCTACCAGGAGTACCAGGAGGTCCAGGAGGGCCTTGAATGCCTTGCAGCCCTTGTTCGCCGTTTAGTCCGTCAATACCATTTCGACCAGGTTCTCCTGGAGGTCCAGGAGGACCAGGAGGCCCTTGCTCTCCTGGTTCACCTTTCGGTCCTTGTAGTTTAACAATTTGAGTATTGTCCTTTACATTGATTGTTTCTTTGTCTTCGTGAATGTGTAGTTCGTCCATTATTTCCCCCTATTACTAATACCTTCAATTATATTAATCTGTCCTTTTACAAGACATTTAATAGGGTGGTCGCCACTCCATAGGAATAAGTCCCATTGATATTTGCCAACTTCTAAACCATTCGTATCTAAAGAAAGGGCGATTTTGCAAAGCTCATTGGCTTCTAAATCGTCCTCAGATACATCGATATTAAACTTTGCTTTATACTCTTCGTCATGTGCTAATTTACGAACACAAGCGAACAGATTATCGCTTGAAACAGTATTGTTATAACCAATATTAAGTGAAATAACTTCACCTTGAATGGCTTTAAAGTTGTGTAGGACTGGTAGTTTCATCTTCATCGCCCTCGTCCAATTCCATTAAATCGTTATGGATGCAGCCCTCTGTAGGGCATGTCCCATCTTCGTTTAAAGTAGCATAGCAGAACTCACAGAACTTCATAACAGGAACATCACTTTTAATTTCGAACGCTTCCATTATTATTTCACCGCCTTAATTTTTAAAACCATTTCTTGATTGAGTTTTTTAAATTGTTCTTGCAAGTCGGTAATATCACCGTTAATCAATCGACGTCTTAATACCATTTGTTCTAGTGTTTCAAAACGTCCGTTGTAATAATTTCTGATTTCGGCAATTTGTTCAGCCTTAGTAGGTTCCTTTGGCTGTGGTTCTACGAACTTGCCGTCTACATATAATTTACCTCGCATAAACTCGTCGAGCATACTATCGCCGTCTGCGGAGTAAATATAATCTACTGCATCCGGCCACTCTTGTTTTGCAGTTGCCATTAACTGTTCTTGCGTTGCTGTATTATCAACAAAGGACGTAATTCGCTCGCCCATTTCATTCAATACGAATACATATTGGTTCATAGTTTACCTCCTTCTATTACGCTATACCTAATGCAAACCAATAATATGATGCCGCATACCTGTCGCTTGCTGTAAATACTGCTTTTGTACCGTTACTTTCATTGACAGAATTTGCAAAATATCTAGGTGTATCGGAACCGCTCCAATACGCATCAATAGCACTAGCTATGAATAAAGTCGTAAATCTAATTGGGAAGGTTACTTCTGTTTTTGTAACGTTGTCTTGACCACCAATTCCCCATTGAATCGTGAAACCATTCGCAAATTTAACATATCCACCATTCCCAGTTAGTTTAGATGCCACAATAGCACCTTGACCTAACAAACTTTTAAGTTGCCCCAAATTAAGCACTTTATTAATATCGCTATCGTTATAGTTATCTGTAATAAAGTTAATAACTTCTCGTGAGTTATCGCCCTTTGTTACTTGCAAGCCTTGATTATGTTTAGTGATTGCTTTTGCGTATTGGTTCGAGGTAATATCTAGCTTTTTGTTAAAAGCGTCTTGATGTGCATTTGTAGCCGAATTATGTGCATCTAATGCAGCTTGTGTGATGTATAGTTGGCTATTAAGGTTGATTTTAACATTAACATCGTTACCGATATAAAAGGTTACAGTAATCAACTTTTCATCTAAAGAGGTACCAGCTGGAGTATAACTTGCTTGTGCTCCAGCGTTTGTATAAGCGAATAGCTTTTCGGTACCAGTATCACCAACTTTTGCGAATACACCTAATTCGCGAGCATAAAAACCGCTTGTAACGCTTGCATTAGAAATAGTCGCTACAACGTCGATTTCACCGTTTCCTCGACTGTTAATCGCCTGTACAGTGTTCTGTGCCATAGGGTGCTTTAATGCTGTTAAACTTTCAATGCTTTCACTTTCAGTTAATGTGCCATCACCCAACGCAATGCGAGTAAAAATAAGTGGCTTTTTAGATTTAATCGCCTCAACCAATAGATTGCTACCGGCTAAGGTCGGAATAATTTTATTGTAATTACTCATGGTTCAACTCCTTAATAGTGTAAATTAATATTACTTCTAATAGCGACTGCACCAACAGGGCAAGCATAAATTCCTCGTGCTGTAATTGATTTATCAGGCTTTTCTTGCGTGATGTAAATACGTTCGGTATTAGTTACCGCACCAACAGCAACAATCGGTCCTCTAGCGTTAAATTCATGTGCTATAGCATATGTTAAATGTGCCGGCTTATATACTTCGATAACGTTTCGTATCTCGTTTAAGGCGTCAGCCGTATCAAGAAGAACGCTAAACCGATTTGGTCCAGTATTTTCTTTAACTACTGCACTACCAGGAGGGTAAACAAGGTTAATAAACTCTTGCAACTTATTTTCGGTGATTGTTTGCGACCCTTGAATTTTGATTAATAAATAAGCTCGCCTATCGTCAATAGATAAGTTGCGATTATTTTCAAGTCCATACACTCGCTCCCAATCATCAAGCCCCCAAGTCGCTGTTTCAACAAACAACTGCTTGCATATGTCGATAATCAATAAACGTTGTTTTTCGTGTTCCTCGCTTAATGAATCTTGCGTTCCTTTAAAGGTTTCGTCCTTTGATAGGTATCTAGGCAAGTACCTAAGAACATCGACCTTGTAGGTCCTTAAAAGGTTAAAAATCATAGAACACTCACCTCGCCTAATATCGCTAAATCATCAACAGCTAATTCGATTGATTTAGTAGAGCTATTAATTGTTAAGTTTGTATAATCAGTCGCTCCGGCATCTAATACAAGACTACCGATTTTAGAATACGCAACTTTTAATAAAGATGAGTTCTTGATGTTTTGTCGTTCAATGTCGATTAGGTACGCTTTAACTAATTCAGTAAATACCGATTGATTAAAATTGCCTTCCGGCTTAACTGCAATATTGATTGTCTTAGGCGTAACAGTCGTTACCGTTACCACCGCACCCATAGGGCGTACAGTTTCAATATAGTTAGTTACCTTGTTAATAATTTCTTGTGAAGCTGGACTAAACTCACTATTAACAATAATTACTTTAACAGTACCAGCGCCGTTCCATACTGGGAGCACTTTAGCACCACCAACACCGCCAACAGACATCGCCCACTCATAATAGTGAGTTGCATTTCCGCTAGTTCCAGGAGTTCGAACATGATTTAAATAACGAGTTCTTAATTCGTCGTCGCTTTCAGCGTTAAAGCCATCACCTATAGGCCCTGTATTATTAACGCTCATAATACCAGGAATAGACATTGGAATAACTGTTACCGATTGTGCTGTAACGTTACCACCTATACCACCTTCAAGGGCTTGCACTTTAACGTCTGTTGAGTTGTTAACTTGTACTGTTTCGAGCGTTTCAAATAAAATGCCGGTTTGAGTAGCGAATTGACTGCCCTTCGGTAGAGTTCCGTTACCTTTAACAGTTACATAACCAGTCGCCTTAGTTGCTTCTTTACGAATTACACCACTTTCGGCAGCTCGCATGGTTAAGAAATCACCATAAGCTGTATCGCCAAACGCTACCTTGTACAACTCACCTAATTCAACATATGTTTTCATAAACTCAATAGCGTTAGATGAAAACACATCATATTCAAACGTACCCTCGAATTTACTATAAGGCGATGTGCATTGTTCCTGTAAATCTTTTAATATTTCATCGCTAGTTGGAATGTTAAACATTAATATTAAGCCCTCCATATACTGTGGTTAGTTCAACGAAACACTCTACCTTATCGCCGTTTTCGTCGAATGTAATACTATCAATAGACTTGATATAAGGGTTAACCATAAGACATTCAACGATAACTCGTCTAAGTTCGCTATACCGTTCATTAACACTCATAACCTTTCCTATAAAAGGCTTTAACTGAATACCATAACGAGTAGAATATGCCAAGTACTGATTGCGTTCAGTCATTAAGGCTTTGTATACCCAAACTTTTAAGGCATCATCACCAGTTACTTTTATTCGGTTACCATTAGCGGTGAATTTGAATGAGTTCTTATCGAAGTCCCAATCGTATTCAACGAATAACGGAAGTTCCTCGCTCTGATAAGCGTTAATATTTGTTGAACCGGCGAATGGATATTCTGCACTCATAGTTTCACCACCTTTTGGTCTACATAATACAACTGCTCGCCTTGTGCATATACTGGGAATACTGTTACCTCATCACCTACTCGCAACGTATCAGTCATGATAATCGTATCGGTATAATCGTTATGAATTTCATGTGTATGACTTTCAAATAATGCCATACCACCACCGCCGGAGCGAGGCTGTGTTTCACTTATGATATGGCCTTTTGCTTCTCTGTAGTGGTCCGGTTTCCAGTAGTCGTTAAGATATATCTGTTCATTTGTAATGTCGATATTATCAACACGAATAACAAGATTAGGGAATGGTGATGTAACAAGTCCAATTCGCATGCCCATTGGCTGTTCATCTTTTGCTATGCCGTGAATAGTATTAACCATTTTCGCCATAGAATGTGCAGCACTCGGAATATCTTTAGGCATAGTGTATTTCTACCTTTCTTTTCGTTGACTTTCTAGTAGACCTTCGACCTTTACCCTTAGGAGTTTTCCCTTTTTTGTTTTTCTTTTTCGCTTCACGTTCTAAGCGTTTCTTTTCCTTCGCTTCTAAGGAATGGTCTACCTTTTCTTTCGTCATTAAGTTTTCAAACTCGATTTCGAGTTTCATAGTATGCTGTCCGTTTTCGAATTTATGCGTATCGCTTTTTATCCAAAACTGACCGCTTAACTGTGTAATCACATCTTTAATTTCAACCGAATACGAGGACAAGGCGTCATAGTCGCCTAAGCAGTCAATAACACCAGTACGTTCAGGACCTTTGAATATGTCCTTAACTTCCTCTTGCGTGTTTTTGTTTTTGCTTTCCTTGTATACAGCTTGTATCATGGAATACTTCTGAATTTGGTCGTCCTTGCTTTCATATCGAATTAAGTTACCCTTATCATCAACAATCATGACTTTATTAATCATGTTTTCGATACTCTCCTTATAGGATGAGTCCGTGATGTTCCGATATTGGTCGATTACAAGTCCTTCGATAACTGACCCTTTTTCTATGACGTCGAGTTCGTCGCCCTCCATCATAGCTTGATATTTTTTGTTGGTCTTTTTAGCCGCTTCCGTATATGCCATAAGTATGATTTGATAGCCAGACTTGTTATTAGCAATAAAAGTTATCTTTTCACCTGTTTCAGCGAGGTTACCTACTTTAATACCCATTTCCTTGCAAACAGCCTTTGTAATGTCCTCTGCGGTCATATTTGTGAATTTACGAGTAGTTTTTGATTTACTCAATATAAACATATTGTCATAACACGTTACCGTTATTGTTGATGCGGAAGTTTTACGTTCTGTGCAATAAATATTACCAACAAACTGCAACTCGTTATCTTCGGAATATGCTTTTACTGTTTCACCTATGCCAAGGGCATATGCAGGCCAATTAGGGTCGCGAGGCTCTTGCGTATACACAAATTCAAGTTTTCTTGCTGCCTGAATACGAGAACCGCTCCATGTCGCATTATTAACCAAGTGTGATATATCGTTTTCGACTGGAACTTGCTTATCTTTGCCAGTCTTTTCATCTTTAACTGTTTTAGTTCCGATGTGTTTAATAATCATCACTTAACCTTCAACTTTCTTAACTGACTTAAATTGTTAATCGCTAAATTCTTTAAGTCGTTAGATTGAATAATACGTTCATAGTGTTTGTAGTTGCCATATGCCTTTTTGGCAGCATCTAAAATATCTGCACCCTTATTATGTAGCGTTGCGGTGCTAGGCTTATTGTTGATTGTAGGTCTATCTTTAAGACCTGTTACATCATCAACAGCCTTTGCATCGTCCGCCGTCATAGAGGTGTTTAAATCTTTATACGCTTTAAGACTAAGCGTGTAATATAAATCGCCTGTGTTTTCTTGCTTCTTCCAAGGGAATGCCATAATAGCCATCATTAAATTAATAGGGCCATCGCTAACAATGACCCTAATCGGTTTCTTTGACTCTTTCCACTTGTTAATTAAAGCAACAATTTCAGCCGGCTTACGTTTATCCCCTACAATGAATGGATAGTCCTTAGCTGGAAGAAAACTTTCGAAAGACAAGGTAATTAGTTTAGGGTTACCAAATAATAACGCTTCACCTATTTGAGTGATGTTAACGCTTTTATTATCCTGTTCATTACCTACTTCATACTTTGTTGGAGTTACTGGCAAGACCAATCGTTCGTCGCCTTGTGAGAGTATCACTGTAGGATAGTTGTTTCCGCTTTTACCTAAAATCACAGATAAAAGCGATAACGCTCTACCAATACCGCTGATTAATTTCGCCATTATACACCTCCATAATTTACTTCCGCACTTTCAAGCATAGAGAATAACGAATGTGCTATACGGTCAATATCCGCTTCTTCACGAACGACGAATGTATTTCCACTGATAGAGTATTGGTTAACGGAGTTATTCCCACTTAAACTATCTGCAATCATCTTTTCAGTTGTTGCATGTGGATAAATGCGACTACCGTTCGGCAAGTCTACAATTTCACCGCCACGTTCATTGATTTCAGTCCAGCCACCGCCGAAGTGATTTGTACCAGTTGCATGCCCTGGAATGCCTGTTGCTTGTGCACCTCGTGCTTGAACAGCACTTAAAGCACTTCCAATAGCACTAAATACACCGCTCGCTGCACTTTTAATAGGGCTCCATACATTTTCATCGAACCAGTTAGCAACGCCGGCCCATACACCTTTAATGCTTTCCCATGCTTCACTAAAGAAGCCCTTAATAGCTTCCCACATGCTACTCGCAGCACTAGAAATAGGTTCCCATACATTACCAATAAACCAATCAACAGCCGGACCAAAGATAGCAACGATGCCGTCCCAGGCAAAGCCGAATATTCCGGCTATAGTATTAATCACCGGAGCACATGTCGCTACAATGTCATTCCACTTTTGGCTAAACCATTCAGTTAAGCCTTCAAGGTTACTTGTGATGCCGTCGTAAATTTGCTGTGCTACTTCCTCACCAAATATAGCACCACCAATACCGCCTACAAGACCACCAATAGCACCACCAACGGCAGTTCCTACACCAGGAGCAATAGAACCTAAGGCAGCACCACCCATAGCACCTAATTTCGCTCCAGCTAAACCACCGGCAAGGCTACCACCTAAACCAACACCAGCACGAGCTTTATCATCGCTTGTCGCAATATCATAAGCACCCATAGCTAATGCCAACGGAACAGCAATTTTACCACCAACTTTTGTTAAGCCGTTACCTAATTTACTTGCACCGCTTTTTAATTTACCAAAACGGCCACCGCTTTTAGGTTTAGCACCTTTGCCACCGCCTTCAACTATAGGACCGCTTGAACCCATTCCAGTCATATTGCTTGCATTTACAGTTACATTTAAGGCTTGAACGGTCATATCACCTACTGAGCTATCTGCACCAGTTCCGGTTCCGCCACCACCTTTTAAACCTTTGAATAAACCATACGCACCCTTACCGATTTTAAATGCACCAATACCGCCAACTGCTAAAGCTGCAGCGGATAGGATAGAGGGTAAACCTTCCATTTTAAGCGTTTGACCTACTAACTCCTTAATAGCAGAAGTTATTCCGTCAAGCACGCTTCGAATGGTAATACCGTTAGTTTCAAAGTTTTCAGTTAAGCCTACAAACCAGTTGTCTATGCCTTGTACAATGTCCCTAAAACCGCCAATGCTACCGCCCATTAATTTCGTAGTGAACGAGTCCCAATCACCGGATAATTGTTCTAAATCACCCTTTAGATTGTCCATGCGAATTTTCGCCATTCGTTCGGCAGCACCGCTCGAATTGTCGATTGCACCAGCTAACTTATCGAAGTCTTCGTAAGGCGAATTAACCAATGCGAGCAAGCCTGACATAGCTTCTTGACCGGCAAGCATACCAGCAACGGCCGCTTTACTATCCGGAGATAGTTTCTTCATGCCTTCGCGAATGTCAGCGATAATATCCCTAAATGGTTTCATCTTGCCATTCGCATCTAAGATGTTTAAGCCTAAAATGTCCATTGCTTCGCCGGACTCTTTGGTCGGTTTAACTAAACGAGTCATCATCGCTCTTAACGCTGTACCAGCTTCTGAACCCTTAATGCCCTGGTTAGCCATAAGACCTACAGCAAGTGCAGTATCTTGTACGCTGAACCCTAATGCACCGGCTACTGGTGCAGCATATTTGAACGTTTGACCCATTAAAGCGACGTTGGTATTTGAGTTAGTGGCTGG